CATCAACGGAGGAAATTTCTAAAATGGCAAGTATTATCAGGATTAAAAGATCCTCTGGTACTAATAAACCTTCCAGTCTAAATTGGGGTGAACTTGCGTATGTAACAGGTATTGGTAGTTACGGTGGTGTTAATCAATATAAAGATAGAATCTATGTAGGTGATGATGGTAATAATGTAAATCCTGTAGGAGGATATTATTATACTTCGATGATGGAGCACTCTCCAGGTGCTATTGATGGTGTATCAAATACAAGAAATAGTGACGGTGGTATTGTTGCTATTCTTGATAATAATAGAAAAGTAGACCAGTGGAATGTTGACAACCTTAGGTTAGACACTAATACATTATCATCAACTAATACTGATGGTAATATCATTATTGATCCAACTGGAATTGGTAGTGTAGTAATTCCAGATGATACTTATCTAACTTTTGGTGATGATAAAAATGTAGGAATGCGCTACGATGAAGCGAATGATAATCGTTTCGAAATTGAAGGCGCTGACTGGTTTTTTGATGGTGGCGTTCAAATTACAGTTGGAGATACTACAGAATCAACATCTAAAGATAATGGCGCATTAGTTGTTGAAGGTGGTGTTGGTATTGAGAAAAACCTAAATGTTGGTGGAACAATTAGTGTTAGTGGAGCATCAATATTTGATTCTGTAAAAATTGAAAATAATATTATTTCAACATTACCAAATTCTGGAGACACTCTTTATATTGATCCATATCCAGATGGTTTAAGTAATGAGGGTACGGTCGTTATTAAAGGCAACCTGCACGTTGATGGAACCACTACATCCGTAAATTCTACAGTTTTATCAATTAATGACCCAATAATTGTTATTGGTGATGTAACAAGTGTAAGAAGTGTTATGTCTCCAGTTGCCTCTGGAGTATCAACGATTACAATTGATTCGGTTGTTGGAATTAACACTGGGGATATTGTTCAGGGTAGTGCTTCATTACCAAATAGTGGTTTAACCACTATCACAGCATATGATACCGCTACAAAAATTATCACAATTCAGGGAACTACCACTGCAGGTATTACTACAACCACACAGTTAACAATCACACACGCATTTGATACAAACACAGATCGTGGTATTGCGTTTGATTACAACACTGGAGTAGGAACTGCAAACAATAGAACTGGATTTTTTGGTTACATTGATGGTACTAATGTTGGAAGTTCTGCCACCGCAAGATCATGGACTTATATTCCAGATGCTACTATTACATCACCTGGTAATGTAGCTGGTACTAGAGGTTTCCTTGATATCAGAGGCATCTATTATCAGACAGGTGGATACGACACTCATGGTGTTGTCTACTTTGATGAAAATGGTTTACAAACATCAACAAATAATCCAAATGCTCCGACTATTACGTCGAAGCAGATTTTGACTGCGGTAACAGAAGTTAATTTAACACTTGGTTCTTCAGTTACTCTTTCTGTTGGTGATATTGTTAAGCAAGATACATCAAACGCTTATGGTGTTGTAAAAGTTGGTGGAACAGTCTCTACTGTTGTTCTAACTGGTGTTGAGGGAAGTTTCACGAACACATATAACTTGAGAAAAGAAGGTAATAATGGTTCTATTCAGAATCTTTCTGTAATTCCAACTGCTGTAACTGGTATACATACTAATAAGCCATTCTGGACTTCAACATTAGATGGAGGAACATTCTAAAATATGAGTAAAGATAGTGAAGTTGATATTAATGTCTTAGTGCGTCTTTATAATCAAAAATTAGCGACACTAACAAATCAAAATGTTTTATTGGAAGCTAAACTTCAAACTTTAACAGCAGATTTTGCCGAAGAAAAAAATAATCTTCTATCAGCAAATCTTGAAATACAAAATAAATATGAGGCATTATTGGAAAGCACTAAAAAAGAAGGTAAGTAAAAATGGCGAAACCATCAACTAGACAAGAACTTATTGATTATTGTCTGAGACGCTTAGGTGCGCCAGTATTAGAAATAAACGTAGATGATGATCAAATTGATGATCTAGTTGATGATGCCATTCAATACTTCAATGAAAGACACTTTGATGGTGTTGAAAGAATGTATCTCAAATATCAGATTACTCAAGCTGATATAGATAGAGGTTCTGCAAGAAATACTTCAGGACCAGGTATTGTTACAACTACAGGTTCTTCATCCATTCCGGGATACGGAACAACTACATTTAATTTTTATGAAACATCAAACTATATCCAAGTTCCAGACTCAGTTATAGGAATTGAAAAAGTATTTAAGTTTGATACTAGTTCCATTTCTGGTGGAATGTTTAGTATTAAATATCAGTTATTCTTAAATGACTTATATTATTTTAATTCAGTTGAACTCTTACAATATTCGATGGTTAAAAGTTATCTAGAAGATATTGACTTCCTATTAACCACAGATAAGCAAGTTCGTTTTAATAAGAGACAAAACAGACTGTATTTGGATATTGACTGGGGTGCTCAAAGTGTAGGAAAATATTTGGTCATTGATTGTTATAGAGCACTAGACCCAACAAACTTTTCTAAGATTTATAATGATAGTTTTATCAAAAAATATCTGACTGCATTAATTAAGAGACAATGGGGTCAAAACTTAATTAAGTTCAGAGGCGTTAAACTTCCTGGTGGTATTGAATTTAATGGAAGAGAACTATATGAAGATGCTGAGAGAGAACTAGAAAATCTGAAACAAGTCATGGCTCTGGAGCATGAGCTACCACCATACGACTTTATTGGATAATGGCACTTAACCCTTTTTTCTTACAAGGAACACCTAGCGAACAACGTCTACTGCAAGATTTAGTAAATGAGCAGTTGAGGATGTATGGTGTCGAAGTAGTTTATATTCCAAGAAAATTTGTAAAAAGAAAAACTATAATTGAAGAGATACAGTCTTCAAGATTTGATGATAACTTTGCCTTAGAGGCATATGTAAACACATATGATGGGTATTCTGGAGCAGGGGATATTTTAACAAAGTTTGGTATGAGTCTAAGAGATGAGTTACTCATCACAATATCTAAAGAAAGATTTGAAGACTTTATCGCTCCATTTTTAGGTGGTTTGGACGATGGAACTGAAGAATCTGAAATTGAAGTTTCTACTCGTCCAAGAGAAGGAGACTTAATATATTTTCCATTAGGTCAAAGGTTGTTTGAAGTTAAGTTTGTTGAACACGAACAACCTTTTTATCAACTAGGAAAATTATATGTTTATGAACTTAAATGTGAACTCTTTGAATATGAAGATGAAATTATCGACACTTCTATTGATGAGATTGATACTCAAGTTCAAGAGGAAGGATATATCACTACCCTACAACTGGTCGGTGTTGGTGTAACTGCTACTGCTACTGCGTCCGTTGGTACAGGTTATATTAGAGAGATTTTCTTAAATAACGATGGTTCTGGATACACTTCAGATCCGATTGTTGCTATTAGTACATCGCCAACTGGAAATCCAAATAATAATGCTTCTGCAGTTGCGATCACTACAGTTAGAGCAGGTGTTCGTTCGGTAGAAAGAATCTACTTAACAAATGCTGGTGTTGGTTACACTGTACCACCAACGATAACAATATATGGCGGTGGAGGTGCAGGAGCAGCAGCAACCTGTTCTGTAGAAACCACATACAATGGTCTGATTAGGTTTATTTTAACGGACGGTGGTGTTGGATATTCAACCTCACCAGTAATAACAGTTGGTGCTCCTGGAGTTGCAGGTATTGGTGTAACCGCAGTTGGAATAGCATCTGTCGGTAGAGTTGGTTCTAATGATGTTGTTAGATCAATATATGTATCAAATCCTGGTATTGGATATACTTCAACACCAACTATTTCAATTGCAAATCCAACATTAATAACAGGAATTGGAACATACCTCTTTAATGAAGTGATTGAGGGAACTAGATCAAGAACTAGAGCAAGAGTTAAAGAGTGGGATAAAGATACTAAGATTCTTAAAATTTCTTTTGTTGGTATTGGAAGCACTACAAAAGGTTTCCTCCCTGGAGAAACAATTGTTGGAAAAGAGTCTGGAGCAATATATTCGGTTCAAACATTTAACCAAATGGATCTTTATGATAAATATAGTCAAAATGATGAAATTGAAGAAGAAGCAGACCTTATCTTAGATTTTTCAGAATCAAATCCATTTGGTAGTTATTAATGTTAGGAACTTACTATTATCACGAAATAATTAGAAAGACAATCATAGCTTTTGGTACTCTTTTTAATCAAATTCATATCAGACATAAAGACGGAGATAATAACAATATTAGTGATATGCGGGTTCCATTAGCATATGGTCCTGTTCAAAAGTTTTTGGCTCGCTTGGAGCAGCAGTCCGAATTAAATAAACCAATTCAAATTACAT